GATTCAACAAGCACTGCACAATGGCGACCCCGCTCAGTGGATGCTCGACCTTATCAACGGTGAGGACACACTACGTACCAGCAAGGCAATTGCTTGTGGCGTTGTTATTGCTATCCCTGATTATCCTTATTGCAAGATAAGCAAGAAAGATAACTCCGGTTATCCTTTGTTTGGTTTGACAGAAGAGGACGTAGTCAACGATGTTCATTGTGCTGAAGTCATGTGGGGTAAAGCCCCAAGCATGTGTGATGGTGAAGTTAAGATGAACACACCTATGTTTGTTACAGCAGGTGATTATATCTGTACTGTATCGGGTAAGGGTGCTACTGTAAGCGATGCTCGTGAGAAGGCATACAATACTATTAAGAAGAAGATTGAGATTCCTAATAGTGTTATGTATCGTACTGACATTGGTTGTCGTTTAGAGAAACAACTGGACGTGTTACATGAACATGGCTACGCTAGTGATTGTGATTGGGAGTAATTATGGCTAAGAATTTGCTCCCCCCAATCCCACAAACACCTATTGGTGAAGAGTTCTCTTGGCGTGATTGGTTTAGAAACCTTGGTAATTACATTTCTGTTGCACAGACTGGTGGATCACCTTGGACTATTATTCAAGGTGGTACAGGATCAAGTACTGCATCAGGAGCCCGAGCTAGCTTAGGTATTTCTACTGTAGGACACACAGGGGCATACAATGATCTAACAGGTAAACCGTCGTTAGCTACTGTTGCTACTACAGGTGCTTATAGTGATTTAACAGGTAAACCTACTCTTGGGACTATGGCAGCTCAGAATACTGGTATAACAGCCACTATTACTACTGCTAAGTTAACACTTGCTGGTGCTAATGGCAGTATGACTTTTGTTAATGGTATTCTAACAGCACAAACACAAGCGACATAATGAAGACATCACAACAAGGTATTGAAATGATAAAGTCCTTTGAGGGCTTTAGGACTATGCCATACCAAGACGGTGTTGGTAAATGGACTGTAGGTTATGGTCATATGATTGTATCTGGCGATGGTTGTGTTGTAGGTTCTCCAATTACTATGGGTCAGGCTACTGCATTACTTGCTAGAGATTTGTTTGTTGCTGAACATGCTATTAATGATAATGAATTGTCTCTTACTCAGAACGAGTTTGATGCGTTAGTGTCGTTTGTATACAACGTAGGTGTTGGTAATTTCCAACATTCCACAATGTTACAGAAGCTAAAGAAAGGTGATAATGCGGGGGCGTCTAATGAATTTCCTAAGTGGGATCATGCTCCATCAGATCATGTTAATTCTGGCATTCTGAAGCGTAGATTAGCTGAGCAGAGATGCTTTAGAGGAGAAGGTTATGTGGGATAAAATCAAGGCGTACATCAAAGGAGCTTTTAAGTCCAAGACAATGTGGTTTAGCGGCCTTATAGGGGGTCTAGGAGCTCTTAATGATAACTCCCAATACCTCCATGCCATGTTAGATGATGTGAGCTTTAACGAGCTTATGATCGCTATTTCATTGTCTATTGCTTTTTTACGTATTTTGACTAATACGTCATTGGATGCTAAGTAATGTTTCCATTACCAATATCTGTGTATATTTATGCTACTGTTGCTATTATAACAGGCGGTAGTTTGTTGTATGGACACCACGAACATAATGCTCTTGTTGTGTATAAACAACAAATAGCTGTAGAAGTACAGGCTCAAACTGATAAAGTTAATGAGGAAAAGAAAGATGCTCAAACGATTAGTACTAATGTTGTCACTGCTTATGCTAATGCCCTTAACAGCTTGCACAACAGTGGTACCGGCACCATGCGCTCCATTTCCTACCCCACCAGCGGAACTGATGGCACCCAGTGCACTTCAGAATTTGTTAATGCAGCAAATGAAACAGAAATCCAATTAGAATACTTGAAGCAATGGGTATCTGATCAATGTAAACTTGGTTGTTCTAAGTAGTTAAGACGGCAAGAGGGTATCAAGAACATATGGATTTTCCGTCTTTCTAACTATGGTATCAACGAATTGGCAGGCGTAGCTTGTACCCCCTCATTCATTATATGCAATAAAAAAGCCACCCTTATGAGGTGGCTTCTTCATTTCTACTTCTTGGTTTCTTCGTGTTGATTAGTACCACGTATGACTTCACAAGGATAACTGTCTTCCGTCTTTTTAGCTTTAAAGATCTGATCCCAATTGTTGTCAAACGTCTCTTGGTCTTGCGGGGCAATAGGTTTGTCGCCTTTGCCACCGTCATGTCTACTTCTACGCATTACTTCTCCGTCATAAATATTACTCTAATAAAGATTAGATGTAAGATAATAATGGTGTACATTTTATTATCTTCGTCATAGTCATCAATGTATTCAAAGCCTGCTACTAGTCCTCGAACCAAGTCAAATGAGATTTCACACATATTCACAAGCTCCATTTACACAAGCTAATTCATGGTGATTGATTGTAGAGTCGTCTTCTTCAAATGCATTGAACTCTTCCCAACTAATCTCTGGGAATGAGGCTTTAGCAGCTTCGTAGACTTCTTTTGTACAATCTTGATATGGTGCTTGTTGATAAGAGTGATCATTGAATGGTAGGAAACTGACCCCCCCTACATCATCAAAGTTCTTGTAAACCCATGCGCCGACTTCCATCCACTCTTCTTCACGTACATATACTGTAATAGAGGGGTTGTGTTCACACCAGAATTGTTTGAACTTAAGGTAATGCTCAAGCTGTTCTACTGCTGACCATTGCTTACGTAAGACTGAACCTTCAGGAGCTTTTTGTGGGAATGAGAACACAAGGTTACTTTCATTCATTACATCAACTTCTACGGGTACACCCTTTTCTTTAAGGAAGATAGCAAGTGGATCTTTTATATCTGCACGTACAGTGCGAATGTAATAATCACTATGTCTAGGATGAATACCACTAGCCGAGTCAACCAACTGACTAACTGTACCGCTAGGCTTAACAGTAGTAATAGCAGCAGACTGTGGAATGCCAAGTTTAGCGGCCCATTCTTTGTTAGTTTCAACACAAACATCTTTAAGGTGTCTAAGACCCCACTCACTTACTTGCTGCCCAAACAAGACATTGTCGAGGATTCCTGTGAGGCTAACACCAAGGAGCCGTTCTTCTTCTGCGTTTCTTTGCCAGACTTTCCGAATGTACTTGAAATCGGTGAGAGTCGACTGAAAAGTCCCAAGGATTGTAGCAATGCGAACCTTTCGAGATACGTCTTCGATAGTGTCGCTTGCTCGTATAACAGCCTCAGTAAGGTTGCAGAATCCGCATGGTCTGAGAATGATTTCACCGCAAGGGTTTGTTCCAAATTCGTAATCAGCCTCTCTGCGTCCTGTAGCTGCAGCTTGCAATTGTGCAGATACTCGGTTAAAGATGCCACGCTCTCCAGATTTTGATTCATATAGTGATTGCCACTCTTTCATAAAGATGCCGATGTCCGGCTTTTCAGTATAAGCTACTGAGTTGTTAGCTAATGCTCGTTGTTTTTCATCTTCCCACCAAGCGCCATTCTTGGCGTTACGCATACGCTCATCCGTCAGATTTGACAAGGAGATCAGAGCACTGCGTCGTACACCCCCCACTACTACAATTTGAGCAATCTTGCATACTAAGTCATGGCATTCGACGGAGTTTAATCTACGTCCAGCTGCTTTCTGAAATAGCTCGATCGCAAACTGGAATAAGTCCATGAGTGGTTTTGGTCCACTGGCACGTCCTCCGAAGGTTTTAAGTCTAGCTCCAGCTGGTCTGACTTTGGAGTAATCAATTGCCGGGATGAGGCCAGTATAAAGCAATCCAAGAAGTTCACGAAGTGCTGTAGCCCATCCTTGTTTTGAGTCAGCCACCACAATAGTCGTATCAGTAAGCGTGAATTCCGAAGCGATTTGCGGAAGCTTTTGTACATATTGTCTTTCTACAGAGAAGCCTAAGCCTGTACCATTCATGAGAATGAACATAGCTTCGTCAAAGGCACGAACATCATCAATAGGTAAGTAAGAGCAGTTATAACCTGCAATGTTATCACGTTCTAGAGCTGGTCCTGCTGTCATAAGGGCACGCATGGATGGCATTAGATCTAGATTGTAGATTGCATCGTATACTTCTTTGTATGGGAATGTCTCAGGGAAGCGTTTAGCCCAGAAATCACAGTAACGTGTAACTGTTTCCCCCCAATTCTCACGTCTACCTTGATCAGGGATCCAACGAGCGTAGCGTGATTTGTGAATGTATTGCTGATAGTCGGTTAAGTTGTTACTCATCAAATGGTTCTTCGTCCAGTTCTTTTTCTAATTCATCAGCGAGTTCTTCGATTAGATCTTGGAATCGCTCTACAATATCCTCACTAGTGATTTTAAGCATCTCTAGTAAGGATACTTCATCTATGCGACGTAAACGGTCGAATATATCTACTAAGGTTAGCATTGTGACCTGTCACTGGGATGCTTTGCATCTTTATACCGATCATCTAGGTCTGGTCGTGTTTTGGTCATGTTAGATAAAAACATCCAGCAACAGCCAAGATGATCAATATGTGGAAGGCCACTTTCTGCGTCAATGTCTTCGCCTCTTTGTAAAGCAGCGAGGTGGCGGAGCATAGCAGCAGTGAGACGACTATAACTAATACCATTTCTCCAATTATGCTCGTCATACTTCTTAGCTCCAAAAGTTAATACCTTGGCAAGACCTTCTAGAGCATCGAAGTCTAGGAGATCCATTCTAGGTTTGTCGTTATCATACTTGAGCCCCCCTTCGGGGATCATGTCTTTAATGTCGTTTTCTGTGATCATTTGTGTTGGTAATACGCTACTGCTA